AGAAAACCACAGACGACGAACGAGTCATTACTAAAGAGAAAACCACAGACTATGAACGAGTCACGGAGAGAGAGAAAACCACGGACGACGCGAGTCACGGGATGAAAGAAAACCAATTAAAGCTAACGAGTCATTATCATGAAGAAAACCAGAGAGATTTATAACGAGTCAACATATCGAAGAAAACCAATGACTTGTAGCGAGTCAGCATAGTTGAGAAAACCGACACAATAAAACGAGTCAAACGTGGGGAGAAAACCATTGGAAATGAACGAGTCAATGGATATAAGAAAACCAACTTAAATCAACGAGTCAATCAATGTAAGAAAACCAATAAAAATTAACGAGTCAAACGTGGGGAGAAAACCATTGGAAATGAACGAGTCTTGGAAAAATAGAAACCCGAATAATCCAAACGAACTACTAATTAACGAGAAATTAAACTTACAACCGGTGCAGTAAAATAAATGGAAATAATCAACGACAAAGTTCTGATGCTACGTACCCGTCAGCCAGACAAAATAACAAAGTTAATACCCAAGAGCAAAGTTATAAGTCAAGAAGACGATGTGTACCGTGTTGCCGTCAACTGGGGGTTGGAAGAAACACAAGTGCTTTCGGAGTTAAGGGTTAAAAACGTACCCGCTACTATTAAACGGGATTACCAGTGGACAGGGAAGTTAAAGCCTTTTGCTCATCAGAAAGAAACGGCTGCGTTCTTGACTATGAACAAGAAAGCATTTTGTTTTAACGAGCAAGGCACGGGTAAAACCGCCAGCGTCATATGGGCGGCTGACTATTTGATGAAGATAGGGAAAGTAAAGCGTGTACTGGTGATATGCCCGCTGTCTATTATGAAAGCCGCATGGCAACAGGATTTGTTCAAGTTTGCTATGCACCGTAGTGTAGGCATTGCGCATGGAGCAGCCAGAGCCAGAGCCAACGTAGTATCCTCTAACGCGGAGTTTGTGGTTATTAACTTCGACGGAGTGGCAGTGGTCAAGGAAGCAATACTTAACGGCGGGTTTGATTTAATTGTGGTAGACGAAGCCTCTGCCTACAAGAACGTAAGTACACGTAGATGGAAAGTACTGCGGGATATAGCGGTAAAATCAGCATGGTTGTGGATGCTCACCGGTACCCCGGCAGCGCAGTCTCCTCTTGATGCTTACGGACTGGCTAAACTGATTAACCCGAAAAACACCCCGAAGTACTATGGGTCTTACAGAGATATAGTTATGTACAAGGTATCTCAGTTTAGGTGGATAGCCAAACCAAAGTCACAGCAGTACGTGCATGAGTTGTTACAACCAGCTATTCGCTTCGAGCGGAAACAGTGTCTTGATTTACCCGAAGTTACTTTTATAGAACGCGAAGCGCCGTTGACTGCACAGCAGAAGGCGATATACAAAAAACTGAAACAGGACATGTACGTGGAAGCGGCGGGGGAGGATATTTCTGCGGTTAATGCGGCGGTGCGTATCAACAAGTTGCTACAGGTGTCAGGCGGTTCAGTATATACGGACACAGGTGAGGTTGTAGATTTGGATGTAAGTAACAGGTTGAGTGTAGTGCTGGAGGTAATTGAAGAGGCGTCGCATAAAGTGCTGGTCTTCGTGCCATTCACGCACACTATAGATTTGCTGAAGGCATATCTAGATAAGAATAACATAACCTGTGATGTGATAAATGGAAAAGTGCCGGTTAATAAACGCAGCGATATTGTAAAAAGGTTTCAAGAACAAGCCGACCCACAGGTACTTATAATACAACCACAAGCAGCGTCGCACGGACTTACCCTTACTGCGGCTAATACAATTATCTGGTACGCCCCGGTGACCAGTGTGGAAACTTATCTACAAGCCAACGCACGTATCAATCGTCCCGGTCAGAAGAACGCTATGTGTATCATACATATACGGGGTAGCGAAGTAGAGACGCGGTTATACAACATGTTGCAAAATAACATAATGAACCACACAAAAATAATTGATTTGTATCGACAGGAGATTTTAGAAAATACTTGACAGAGTAAATTTAAGTAGTAACATCAACATCCCCACAACCAAGGAGCAAACTATGGAACAACTGGAACTGGATTTAAACAGCAAAGAGGAAACTGCACCCAACGTAGAGGCACTCGCTGCTATATACATCAAGATACGCGATGTCGTGCGAGACAAAGAAAAACAGCACAAAGCGGAAATGAAAGAATTGAAAGACCAGCTGGAGACAGTCAGCACCCGTCTTTTGGACATATGCAACGAGCAGAACGCAGACAGTATACGCACCGCAGCAGGTACGATTTCCCGCAGGGTGCAGTCACGGTACTGGACAAACGATTGGGAGTCCATGTACGCCTTTATCGAGGAACATGCCGCGCCGTTCTTACTGGAGAAACGTATTCACAATGGGAATATGAAAGAATTTCTGGAAGAAAACCCGGACGTGTTGCCGGTAGGTCTTCAGTCCGACCGCAAGTATGTAATACAAGTTCGTAAACCAAGCGCCAAATAGGAGACGCACACAATGAGTAACATTACGATATTTAAGCAGCAAACCACCCCAGCGGTGTCCCAGCGTGAGCAGAGTGATTTCGCCAAGTCACTTGTATCTAGCAACGTCACCCGTCGTATACAGGCCAACATCAACGGCACGTTTAAACGTCTGGTAAACGGGGAGCAGATAGGTAACGCCAAACGGGGCGAGATTAACCTGATTATAATTAACGCACTGCCGAAGGTGTCCCGCACGTTTTACGCAGAGAACTACGACCCGACGAAGGAAGCCACATTGCCTGATTGCTGGTCGAACCAAGGCGACAGACCGGAACCCGCTGCGTCTAACAAACAGAGCGAAAGCTGTGTCGAGTGCCCACAAAATATTAAAGGCTCCGGCGACAACGGCGGTAGGGCTTGTCGTTACCAGCGTAGGATAGCTGTACTGGTGGAAGGCGATACGTCAGGTGATGTGTACCAGTTTAATGTACCTGCCAAGTCGTTATTTGGTAAGGGTGATGGCAACGTGCATCCGTTTGAAAGCTACGTTAAATTCCTTGCAGCCAACGGGGAGTCAGTAGACAACGTGGTTACCAACGTCAGTTTTGACTTAAACGCGGATACGATGCAGCTGGTATTTACTCCACTGCGTAACACCACGGATGAGGAATATCTGATGGTCAGGGAATCCCAGAAGCGCCCAGAGACGAAGGCGTACACCGTGCTTACAGTCGCCCAGACGGACAAGGTTACAAAACAGCCGAAGCAGTTGGAAGCTGCCAAGCCCAAGGTAGTCGCTGCTGAAGAACCGGATGACGAGATTGAAGCCGCAGACTCTGCACCAGCCCCCACCAAACGAACGGGAAAGAAAGCCCCCGTGAGTACAGAAAAGGCGAAGCTCGATGATGTAATCGACGCGTGGGGTAAGGAGGACTAAATGAGCCACGGCTACGGTTTACATACCGCTAAAATAATTAAGGAAGCTGATGGTAGGCTACTTGGGGTCAAGTTGGGTAGGTTGTGCGTGAACAACGATATATCTGCTACGGATGTGGCTAAGAAGTTTCATGTAACACGCCAAACTATATACAACTGGTTTATGGGTAAAACGGCCATCCGCAACCAGAACCTGATTGTTGCAGTGCAAAAGTATATAGAGCAGCTTGAGCGTTAGCCCGTAGCCGTAAGCAGTTTAGAAGTCGAGGGGGGAGAAGTCCCCCCTTTTACCCTCTACATAAAAAGAAAACATCATGACCGACAAAGACCTTTTAAGTATTGTGCAGCCGTCTGGTGGATGGTTCGCAGTTATTGGGATTAAGGGTAAAAGTGTCGTACAGAAGTTCAAAGAGACAAGAGAGGAAGTAGCCGCCCTGACAGATAAGTACGTGGCGGAGGGCAGAGATGTCTATTTTGGTGTTGCAAAGTACGCAACGCCAGACAGTCGGACGAAGGACAATGTACAGTCTTTACGGTCTTTCTGGTTGGATATAGACTGCGGGGAGAGCAAGGCCAGTGTAAATGAAACCACAGGCAGACCGGGCGGCTATATAGACCAACGCACCGGGTTAACAGCACTGCGGGATTTCTGCACTCTGGTGGGGTTACCCCGTCCCACGATTGTCAATTCAGGGCGCGGTCTGCACGTATACTGGCCGTTGACCCGGGATGTGACTCGGCAGGAGTGGGAGCCTGTAGCGAAGCGTCTTCAAGAACTCTGTATCACACATAACCTGTATGTGGACAACGCTGTGTTTGAAGTGGCGAGAATACTGCGCATACCTGACACGTTGAATTTCAAGGACACACCGCCATCTCCTGTGAGCGTGGTCTACTATTCTGACCCGGTGGACTTCGATGAGTTTTGCGACATTGTTGGGGTGGATGTGCCTGCACCAGCGGCACAGGGGGGGCCTGTCGCTTCGCCCGTATCTGGCGTAAAGCGGGAAATGAGTGAGTTTGCGAAGTCCATGCTGCAAAACACCGTGTGTAACTTTGCCAAGATAATGCGCCGTAGCGCGTCGGGTACGGGGTGTGGGCAGTTATTGGATGCGTACCAGAACCGGGACACGCTGGAGGAACCCCGGTGGTTTGATGCCCTGTCAGTAGCCAAGTTTTGTAACGACCGGGAAACGGCTATCCACAAGATGTCCGAGGGGCACGAGGACTACGACTACGACACCACAGAGAACAAGATAAAGCACATTCTCGGGCCTCATACTTGTGACGAGTTTGAGAAGCATAGCCCCGGTGGATGTGAGGGATGCCCGCACCGAGGGAAGATAAAAAGCCCTATCGTGCTGGGTAAGGAAGTGGATGCCGCTACGGAGGAAGACAACATAGTAGTGGAAGAGACGGAAGAAGAACAGGAGCCGATAGTACACAAGATACCGGAATACCCGTTCCCGTTCGTCAGGGGCAAAACAGGGGGAATATATCTCGTACCCACCGAAGAAGAAATGGAACCTATATGTGTGTACGAGCATGACTTATATGTAACAAAACGTATGGAAGACCCCAATCTGGGTGACGTGGTTGTGCTGAAAGTGCATATGCCACGAGACGGGGTTAAAGAGTTTGTGATACCGAATATACATGTCACAGACCCGAACGAACTACGCAAAGCATTATCTAGCCACGGCGTGATTGCCACGGCGAAAAAATTTAAGTTGTTAATTGAGTATGTATACGCATCAATCAAAGAACTTCAATACAAACGAAAGGCGGAAAAAATGAGACTACAATTTGGGTGGGCAGACAACGACAGTAAATTTATTATCGGAGAGAGGGAAATAACAAAGGACGGCACGTTCCACAGCCCGCCTTCCAGCGTCACAAAACCGATTGCGCCGTATCTTGAGCCATCCGGTACGTTGGAGAAGTGGAAGGAAGTATTCAACCTGTACGGCACCCCCGGACTGGAACCCCACGCATTTGCCGCCTTGTCTGCATTTGGCTCGCCGTTGCTTAAATTCACGGGGCAGAGTGGTGCGATGATAAACCTGATTAACTCCAGCTCAGGCACCGGCAAGACCACGATTCTACATATGATAAACAGTGTGTACGGAGACCCCAAGAAGCTGTGCGCCACAGCGGAAGACACGATGGTGGCAAAGGTACTGTTACTAGGCATACTGTGTAACCTGCCGTTTACTATAGACGAAATGACCAACATGGGGCCGGATAACTTCTCCAACCTTATATACAACATGTCTCAGGGACGGGGTAGAAATCGTGGTAAGGCGTCAGCAAACGAACTGCGTCTGAATACAACAACGTGGAGTTCCATATCTATCTCCAGCGCCAACTCATCGTTTGCGGAAAAGCTGACCAAGATAAAGAAAAACCCGGACGGCGAATCTATGCGGTTACTGGAATACCATATTAATTTTGTGGATGTACTTGATATGGCTCACGCAAAGGAGATGTTTGACCACCAGTTACTCGAGAACTACGGGCACGCGGGGGACATTTATGCTTCCTATCTGGTTAAGAATCTGGAGGAAGTAAAGACTCTGTTGATTAACATACAGAAGAAGATAGACCGGGAGATGAAGTTGACCCAGCGGGAACGGTTCTGGTCAGCTGTGGCTGCGTGTAATCTGACAGGTGGAATCATAGCAGAACGCTTGGGGTTGATAGACTGGGATATGAAGGCTATGTACGCCTACACTACATCTTTAATTAAGGAACTGCGTGTGGATGTGGCACCGCCGACGATGCTGGTTACTGAAATAGTGGGTAGCTATGTGAACCGGTACTGCCAAAACATCCTGTCTACTTTTGACGGGTTGGATGCCCGCACCAATCTGGCTATGCGCCCGACCCGCGAACCACGCGGTGAGTTGTTGATACGGCACGAGGAAGATACGCACAAACTGTATATAACCGCCAAATCATTTAAGGACTACTGCGTGGACAGCCAGACGAACTACCGCGATACGCTCAGGCAGTTAGAAGCAATGGGGCTGTTTATCGGCACTGAGAACAAACGTATGTCGAAGGGTATGTCTGTAGTCTCCATGCCTGTCCGGGCCCTCGTTTTTGATAACAGCGACAACCGGCTGGTGGACGTGAGCGCTATTCAGGAACCGCTTGATGATAGTGGAGGGGGTTAGTTACCAGATAGACTGGCGCAAATTCAAGCGTGGTACGTCTATTTTTATACCCTGTCTGGATTGCGCCAAAGCCCGGAGCGATATTGGCGAGGTGCTAACCCGACTGGAAATTAAATTTGTATCACGCATAAGCATTGAGGAAGGAGTACAAGGCTTGCGTATCTGGAGGGTCTAGGCTATTATTACTTCGGGAAGTTTGCTCCTTCCTGTTTTGTCTCTCTTTGTTGTGTTGTACCCCTTGAGACCCCGCCCTAACCCGGCGGGGTTTTTT